TTATTTCCGGACACCCCGTGCCAGGGCATCGAGGGCGACATCCAGCAGGCGGGATTCGGCACCGGCCTGAAGTGTACCGCCTTTGCTCATCGGCAGGTAGGGGCGTGCCGGGATTTTGACCTGTTTGACCCTGCGGAAGCCGTCGCCGACTTTGAACACCAAATAGGGTTTGTTTTTGGCTTTGACCGTGCCGCCGAACTGGTGGATGGCGGCGTAGGGTTTGTTGGTGCCGATGCGGGCGAAGTTGCTGCCGGAGGCGGTGTGGATGCTGGCGGCCAGCTGCCCGCTCTTTTGCAGGATTTTGCCGCCGCGAGCGGTAGCCGGCCATTTCCTACCACCCCAGCTTTCGTGGGCGAAGTTGTCTTCGGTGATGCTGAGCAGTTCGGCGGCAATGGCTCGCATCATCGGGCGCGGGTGGCGGGCGTTGCGCAACAGTTGGCCGAGGCCGCGTTGCAGGTCGCTGTCGTCCAGGCTGATTTCCAGCATCGTCATCCTTTCAATAGATTAATTACCCAAGCCAATTGGGCGGCATTGAGCGAGGATTTGAAACGCTCGTTGCCCATCATCTGCCGCAGCGCCACACGGGCAATATCGGGATGGGCGGCCTGCGCCTTATCCACCGCCACCGAAGCCATGCGCGAGAGCATGGCTTTTCCTTGGTTGGCATTGAAGCCGGCATTGGGGGCGACGAATTTGCCGTTGATGCGAATACCGGTACGCCGGGCATGGCGTTCTTCGCCGGTGTACGGGTTCTCGCCGATATCCACGGTTTGGGTTTCCAGCTTCGGGCTGGGCTGCACGCGGCCTTCGCCCCGGCTGCGCGATAAGGGTCGAACCCGGCAGCGGCAACGGTAATCCAAGGGCGGGTACAGGGTATCCCACACCGGATCATCGGCGGCATAAACGCTGCCGTGCAGCATACGATGGGTCTCACGGGTGCGCTCATCATTGACTGCCACGTATTCCCAATAAGGGTGCGTATCCACGGCATCCATCATTTCGGCATAACGCCCCGCCATATAGGCCGACTGCATATTGGTCAGATAGATGGTTTTCAGGCGGTGCGGGCTGCCCAGGCGCACGGTTTGGATTTCGCCGGTGTCCGGGTGCGGCATATCCTGCCTGCCCCACCAGCCTTTGGCCTGCAATACCGGCGTCAGCTGCTCGCCGAACTGCTCCAAGGTCTGCCCGCTTTCGGCGGCTTTGACCACGGCGGCATAGATATCGCCGACCACATCCATGCGGGCGGTTTTGGCCACGGTGAAGGCGGTGGCGTGCGCATCATCCAACATGTCCTGCCAGTCCCACGATACGTTGATGCCCTTCTGCTGCAGATAGGCCACAGCGGCTTCGGGTTGCATGCCGAAGATGACTTTGATGTCTTCTGGATTCATCTGTTCAGTTCCTCAGCGGCTTCCACCCTGCCGACCAGTTCGGCCAGGAAGATTAAGCGTGCCAACTCCTCTTGAAGCGCGGCATCATCCATATTCGGATAAGCGGCGGTCAGCCTGTCCAGCACTGCTTCGGGCGTGGCCGCCCCCTGTTTCAGGCTGCCGACCAGCGCATCAGTTAATGCCTGCCCCTGTGCGTTGAGGCTACCTGAAAGCGGGGCGAGGCTGTCGATGACCAAGCCGGCATCGGCAGCCGGCCGGTGCTCGGCGAAGTCGGCCAAAGGTGACGCCGGCGTCGCATTTGGCGGAGAGGCTACCTGAACAATATCGTCGTCGCTCAGGTTGTAGGCGCGTTTCCAGTAGCTTTCGGATAATTGCACGCCGCAGCCGGTCAGGATTTGGTCGCGTTCGGCCAAGGTCTTGTCGCCTGCTTCTTCGGTGTACAAAACAAATTGAGGGCGCGGGGTGTCGGCGGCAAAGTTGAAACCGCAGATCCAGTCAATGAGCCGGTTCAGGCAGCCTTCGACGATGCGGCAATCGTTGTCCCGAATATCCTTGGTTACCTCCAAACCTGCGGTGGCGCTGGCGTGGGTGCTGTCTTTTTCGGTGGTCTGGTCTTGGCCGAGCAGCGCAATAGCAATCTCAGAGCGACAGTAGCGGATAAAGCGGTCGTACACATCGGCGCTGCCCTGTTTACCAGCCGCCTCTTTGATTTCGACGCTGCTGTCATCAGGGATGGTGGCCACCGAGTTGCCGATTAGCTGCTCCAAAGCATCCAGCAGGCGGTCGGTGTCTTGGTCGGTATTGCTGCGCGGCTCGCGGCCGATGATCCACGGTGCGCCGAATTTCTCACTGAACTCCGCCCAGAATTTCAGACCGCCGCGTTTGAAGATGGTCGGCCAGTAGATGCAGGACAAATCGCCGATGCCGTATGGGTTGATGTAGCTGGCATTGTGGGTCGGGCACAGGAATTTAAAGGCCGGTACCGGTTCGTCGTTCAGGCTGCCTGAAAGGCGGAAGCGCAGCTGCCCGTCTTGGTCGAACTGAAACCACTCCTGCGGCTTGGCCACGATTTCGGACGGCAGCCACAGACTGCCCCGCTGCCAGATGATTTCCAAGGGCTGATAGCCGTACAGGGTAGCATCTAGGATTTGGTTGATGAGGCGGTACAAATCAAAGCCGGCGAACAGCTCGGCGAAGGTATCGCAAACCGTATCGGGCGCACCGTTGGCTTCGATGCGCCATTCCATACCGGCCACGGCCGACTTCCGGCGGCGCACATGGCCGGCGACAATCGGGTCGGACAGCAGCTCGCGGTAAACCGAGATGTCGCGCCCGAGCTTTTTCAACACGGGGTCGGGGTTGGGCAGGTAGCCGCCGAAACCGCCGATGCCCCAAAAGCGTTGGGCAACGGCGAGGTGGGCGGTCAGGTCGGCGGGTTGGAGGGTAACCGCACCGTTGGCGGTTTTGAGTTTGAAGTGGGGTTTGGCCATATCAGTATCCTCGGGTTAAGGGGCTGCTGCGGCGGATTTTACGGCTGGCCACACGTACCGGGCCGGTGTTCAGTTCGCGGCTGGCGTAGTGTGCCAAGACAAAGGCAATCGCCGCGTCGCCGTGGCGTTTTTTGCCGTCCGCCCCTTTGGTGCGGGTATCGGGAATACGCGGCACGCCTTTGACCAGTTCGAAGGCGCGCAGGTCGGTCAGGATGTCTTCGTCGCGCGGCAGGTCAGTCAGCGTGCCGTCTTCGAGGGCGGCTTTGAACGGGGCGGTATGGGTGCGGTACCAGTTTTCGGACAGCATGACTGCCTCGCATACCTCCGCGCCGAATTCGTCGCGCATGGCTTCGGCAATGGATTGGCCGTTGCCGCGCGCATCCAATGCCACGCCGCGCAGATTGGGCAGGCCGTGCAGCAGGTGCTTCATAATCTGCTCCTGCTGGGCGAAGGGCATATTGCCCAGTTCCAATACAAAGGGCGGCTTCAGGGCTAGGTTCGGCTGTTGCAGCAAAGGGACGATAACGGTGCGGTCGCCGCTGCGGGCAAAGTCTTCGCCGACAAAGCTGGTGCGGGTTTTATCCAAACCGTCAAGCAGCGGTTGCAGGATGTCGTCCAGCCAGTCCGCCACCTCGGCGGCACGGCGCGGTTCGGGGAGCAGGCCGAAGTCGTCGCTCTGATCGTAGCGGATAACCGGCGTGTACGGATTCATGCGGCTTTCGATCAAGGCGCGGTTGAGCCATTTGCCGCCGCCGTTTTTCGGGATGCAGTCCAATTCCTCGCTGGCATCCTCGCCGTAGAAGTCGCGGATTTCCTTGCACCAATCTGCCTCTCCCGCCGCCGTCCACTCCAAGCCCCGCCGCAGGCAGATACGGCGGTACAGCCCCTGCTCGACTGCTTCGTCAAAGGTAATGCGGTGGATGGAATACGGCTTTTTGCCCGCGCGGATGTCTGTAATCAGCTCATTGAACGGGTTGTCCACGCCGTCGTGGGTGGAGATGATGTGTACCTGACCGCCCCACATCAGCAAGGCCATTGCAGCTTTGAGCAGCTCGCCGAGCTGCTCGTGGAACGCCGCCTCGTCAATGATGACGCGCCCCTGCTTACCGCGCAGGTTGGAGGGGCGGCTGGACAGGGCGGTAACACGCCAGCCGGAGGCAAAACGAATGACGAAGGCAAGCACGGATTTCTGTTCGTCGCCCTCCGCAAACACTTCCTCGGTTTCTTCAATTTCACCCGCTGCCAAGCCGTAGAACTTCGCCCAGTTGGCACAGTCGCGGATGAATTCGATAGCCATGTCTTTGTTATAGCCGATGTACCAACTGTCCATGCCGTTTGCCGAGGCGGCCAGCAGCGCGGTGTCGGCGGCCTCGCCCCAGCTCAAACCGATACGGCGCGATTTTTCGCACAGCTTGACCGGCGAAGTATCGGCGCACCAGCGCTGCTGATAAGGCAGCAGCGCCATCGGGGTGCGGTCTTCAGTCGACCGTTTGGCCGGACTGGTGCTTTCAGGCTGCTGCCTCATGACGCAATCCCCAAGATCTGTTTACGGATGGCTTCGGCCGCTTCGTCGGACAAGCCACCTTTTCTAGCCTGTTTGGCTACATCATCGGCAGCAGCGGCCACTTTGGCTTTCACTTTGGCTTGATATTCTTTCAATCGTGTACCGGCGGAGATAAAGCCCGCCATGCGTCGTGCGCCTTCGCTCATCATGTCGAAGCGCTGCATGGGCGACAAATCCTCATCCGGCACTTCGCCGATAGCCACCAGTGCATCAAACAGCTCGGTCTGCACCAGTGCCATCAGGGCTTCAGAGCGGGTGTCGCCTTCGTCGTTCGCCCCTTCGGCAATCAGCCGTGCTGCCTCGGTGCTGGCTTTGATGCTGGCATAACGCCGCTCCACCTGCTGCCCGTAACGGTGCACGGCGGAACGGCTGACTTCGTAACCTTGCTCATGCAGCCATTGGGTCAGCTCGGTATAGTTGGCAAAGCCGTTTTCGGCCAACTTGCGCTCGAAGGCGTGGCGGATGTCTTCCGGCAGGGTGGCCAGTGTGCTGCGTTTCGCCATCATCAACCCTCCCAGTATTTGTCCGGGCGGGCGATGCCGGGCTGGCAGTCGATGGTGTATTCGGCCAAGTCCACACCGAGCCGGGTCAGGTCGGCAAACCACATGCCGGCAGGCTGCTTGGTCAGATCGATCAGGCGGCGGTCGCTCAGGTATTCGAGCTGCTGGCGCAGCTCCAATGCGGTGGCATTGGGATAAATGCCGCGCATCACGTCCAACAGAAACACTTCGCTGGAGGTGTACGGCCGGGCTTTGTTCAGGGTGTTGATCAGATGCCAGCGCATCCCTTCCCTGCGGGCTTTATCGTTCATTTCTTTTGGCTTTCTATTTTGTACAGGTCGGTTAGTGTGTGCTGGATGCTGTCCATCTTGGCTTCCAGCACGGCTTGGTTGCGGATGTAGTCTTCGCGCAGGACATACTTTTCCGGCAGGATGGCCTTTTGCTCGGCGAACTGGTTGTCCATGTTCTCCAGTTTTTGCTGCATGGTCTCAAACTGCCGCTGCCGCTCGGCCTGCTGGTTTTGAAACTGCGCCAACAACATCTTGCCGAAGCCCCAGCACACGCCGAGGAAAGAGAGCAGAAAGCCGACCAACTGCCAGAACTCAATGCTGATAAAGGTTTTGTTTTCCATCATTAGGGATATCCGATTTCTTGGTATGCCTGACAGCCCACGCATCTTGTACAACCGGGGACGGCCAGGCGGCGACGTTTGGGGATGCGGGCGCCGCAATCCACGCAGTACAAGAGCGAGGTAGCGGCCGGGTTCTCAGGTAGCCTGATTTGGCGTAGTGCCTCCTCACGCGCCAGCTCCTCCTGCTGGGTGGCTCTGTCTGAAATATCCATTACTGCTTGCTCCGATACCATTCCTGCCACCCGCGCACTTGGGTGTCGCGTTTGCCGCACCATGCGCCGTAGTCGGCGGCGTGATTGAGCAAATCGGTGGGGCTGCCTGAAACCGGCGGCGCCGGGCGCGGATGCTCGGCCAGTAGTTCGGCAGCGGCTGGCGGCAGCACCGGGCGCTCCACCACCTTAATCGGTGTAGCCAAGGGCTTGTTTGTAGAGCTGCAGGCTGCCAGTGCCAAGGCCGCTGTAACAACGGCCGCTGCTTTGATCGTTTTTGACTGCATTTGCTATCTCCTGTTTGATGCGTGTGGTTTGGGTGTCCAATTGACGGGTGGTTTCAGCCAGCTTGGCCGATTGCTGCTGCGCGAAGTCGTGCCATTTCTGTTTTTCCGCGCTGATTTCGGCCACCTTGGCGCTGTAGGCTTGTTCGGCGGCCAGCGCCTGCTCGGTATGGCGCTGCTGCAGCTGTGCGATTTCGCCGCGATAGATACGGCGGGCGTGGGTGTAGCCCGCACCGTATACGCTGGCCAATGTCAGGCCGATGCCGAGCGCGTACAGCAAAGATTTATTCGTCGGTAGCATCCACATTTTGATCTCCCTGTTGTTTGATCTGTTCCAGCTGCGGGATGATGGATAGGCCGCGCTTGATGAGGGCGTAGCCGCCTACAATGCAGCCGTAGCTCCACCACATCCACTCCACCGGTTCGGGTGCCATGACAAATTTGTAAGTCATCACGGCGTAGGCCACGTTGGCCCATACCTTGGTATGGCTGGCTTGGCCGCTGGACGGGTTGGTAAACGCGCCGGCCAGCCAGTTTTTAAGGCTATTCATGGCGGCTTTTCTCCTGCTGCTCGACCCAAGCGCGGAATTCATCCCATGAATTAAAGGTAAGCACCCGGTTGAGTTGACCGAACAGCCAGCTGAATATTCCAACGATGAACATTAAGCCGCTGACAAATGTCCACCATGTCGAACCCCGGCTGATGTAGATGCAGAAGGCCAGAATAGAAAGGGTAAACAAGTTGCGCAGAATATTAACCAACAGGCTCTCGGTTGCATCGAACACAAAGAATTTTCCGTCTTTAGAAGTGATTTTCATGATTGAACCTCCGCTGCGATAGCGGTTGCAATGGCGCGGCAGATGCTCCATTTGGTTTGCTTCCATTGGGCTAAGTCCGCGTCGTTGGAAATGAAAAACGGCTCGAGAATGATGCCGCCGGCTTGGGCGTAGGCCAGGCGGCTGTGCTGGCCGGCATTGTCGGGCTTGTAGCCGCCTTCGCCGCGTAGCTTCCAACCGCTGGCGATGGCTACCGCCGCACATAAGCGCTGGCAGGCAGCCCTATTTTTTGGAGTGGATAAGGCTTCAATGCCAGTGGCTGCCTTGTTGACCGCCGCGTTGGTGTGAAACTCGACGGCCAGGCGGCTGCCTTTAATGAGTTTGACTGCCTCTCGCAAAGGCAGGTTACCCTTGCCCTCCCCATCGGTTTTAACCTCCAATCCGAAGTCGGTGCGGAGGATGGAAGCGACGATGTTGCGCATGTCTTGCGCGATGTCGGCCTCGCGGTCGCTGCCGTTGACGGCGCCGGGGTCGGTGTTACTGTGTCCTGCGGTAATGGTGATATACATAAGAAAATCCCTGCATCGTTGTTGATGCAGGGATTGTGGCTGATGGGGGTGTCGGGGGTCTTTTAAACGGGTTTAAAAAACGTTCTAAAGGGAGGCAACCCGTTTTTATTGGTGTTATCTGCTCATGATTGAAGCTCATGGTATGATTTGCAGGGTATCAAAATCATCCTCGTCATCTTCATCAGAGAGTTCTTCAACTACTGCAGGAGCATCAGGTGCAGCAGTCATAACTATGCTTTTATTTCTACGATTTACGGTAATACGATAATCTACCCCGTCTTGATTATGGATAGCAGTACCAGTATCTACGGCTTTAGAAAACACTTGTGTAAAATCACGTTCCCTGATTGAAGTATCAATACTTGTAGCCGTCAGCATAATCCCGAACGAACATGCTCTCATCCGTTCCGGAGAAGTAACGGCAGTACAACGAACTGTAATTTCTTTAAAAGCATCCCCAGCCGGCACTTTAGTTAAAACTAATGTAACCCCATGCCCTAAAGGTTTAGTTTCTACACGTTTACCGTTCGATAGTTGAATTCTTGGGAACATCCCCTGTATGTAGGAACTAGATATTCCATTGAAGCGATCAACAAAATCACTAGGACTTGGGCCGATAAAGCCACCTGTCGTTACCGTTCCTTTCGCTAATACTATCGCTGGTATCAGCAATAATAGTGCAAGTAATTTCTTCATTCTACATTCCTTTTAGAAAATTATTATCACGCTACTTGATCAGCCGCAGATGCGGCTTCTTTTTTCTCTGCGCCCCGGGCGGCGCTCATGATGACGGCGCGGCCAAGTTCGCTGGACTGGCGGAACAAGGCCAGCAGCTCCTGCTCTTCCTCGCTCAGGCTGGGTGTAGATTTTTCAGGTAGCCTCTTGTCTGTATAACTCGGAGATGGGGCTCTCACTATTTCCGTTTGACCAGATCGAGTGCCAGTCAAAATATAGTCAACATCAATATTCATATCAGGATGTGCAATTGCAGCTAGACGCAACTTATCTTCAGGCACCGAATTCCTTGCTTTTCTTGCTGAAAATGCTTTTATCTCTAATCCCAAAAAATTAGCCACATCCTTATCTTGTTTTAAATCAAGCTCTTGCTTTATTCTGTACAAAAAATCTACAAAATTCACAATTCTCCCCTTGCTAAAACTACAAATGTAGATTATTCTACACACAACACCACAGTTAAAACCAATCCGACACAGAAAAGGACGAAAAATGACCGAACAAGAATTGCGTCGAATCATACGTCAGGAAATCCAAGCAGCCTTGAGCCGGAAGAGAAAGGCTTTTATCCGGCTGGCTTCCCGGCAGCGGCAACTTCGGATTGAACATTTTCGACACTCTCTCGAACAAGCTTGGCTGTCGCTAAGAAGCGTTCCAAAGCGTAGACCTTATTAGGATCAATCGGAGAATCCGCCTCCGCCGCCTCTTTTGTTTTCTGCCGATGGACGGTTTCTATTCCGGACGTGATTTCATCGAAGAAAAGGGGAGACTGCAAACGGATGGCGAGGCAAATGGGATAGAACACCAAGTCGAGACTCCCAATACGGTCATTTAACCCATCTATCCGGCGGTACAGCTCAGCAATATGTTCTTCGGCAGTAGAAAACCCAGGGGCATTGTCGATATGCATGGCACGGGACTCCTCGGAATAAACGATTAGCACAGATTAACACAGGTAGGCACTAAATGAGTAAGCAACATGACAAATTTCTGCCGCTGCCCTATCCGCAGACAACACAGTCGGCACAGCGGTACTTCGTGCGGCACGGCATCAACCGCAGCGCATGGGCAAGGTATTTCGGCTTCGAGCGCACGGTGGTGGAGCACCTGTTGCGCGGCCAACTGAAAGGCCGGCGCGGTATGGCGCACGAGGCGGCGATTAAATTGGGACTGAAAGAGCAACCGGAGGATTGATATGGCAAGTGGTAAAGGCACGCGGATTTTAAAGGTCTTTAAGGCGCTGAAAGCCCATCCGATTATCGGTATCAGCAACAGGGAGATTGCCGACAGTCTCGGTATTTCGCCCTCGTATGTGAGCCGAGATTTGAATGATTTGATTGAGGAAGGGTTGGTGATGAAGCTGGACAACGGCAATTTCGCCTACAGCATGCGTACCTTGCAAATCGCGGAACGGTTCAGACAACAGCACGAGCAGCTGCAGGAACGGCTGAAAGAAATAAGCTATCGACTGGAAGCTGGCAGTAAGTTTTGAGAACAACTAACCAAATGCGACGCCAGCGTCGCATTTGACGGAGCAAATCATGACAACAGAAATTTTAGAACACGCAGCTGATGTGCCCTCTACTGAAATGGCTGTACATAGCGCAAATGTAATGGCGAAATTTTCTAACGGCGAGGCCTATAACGAAGCAGTATGGATTGAGCGCGGTCGTTTTGCGGTACGCCAGACAATGGAAGGGATGTTTGAATTGGGGCGTGCGCTTATCGTTATCAAGGAGCATACGCCACACGGCCGATTTGCTGAAATTGCTGAAAAAGAATTTGGGTTAGGTCGCCGTGAATCACAACGACTGATGAATGCCACATTGCGCTTTATCGACCCGAAGATGAAGCAGGCACAACCCAAGCTGATGACCTTGGGTAAATCAAAACTGCTGGAATTGTTGGTTGAAGAGGATGACACCTTGTTGGAGCTTGCTGACGGCGGCGACATCAATGGTCACACCCTAGACGACATTGACCGCATGACCCGCAACGAACTCCGCGCCGCCCTGCGCGAGAGCCGCGAAACCGCCGAGGCCAAAGATAAAATCATCGCCGACAAAAACAAGAAGGTGGACGAGCTGGCTGAGAAGCTGGCCAAGAAGCAAAAGGGCAAAGAGCCGAGCCCCGAAGATGTGGGCAGCGAGCTGACCATGCAGCTATCCAGTTTGGAAGTGGCCGCCCGCAGCGATTTGAGCCGCTTTGCCGAGGTCTTCGAGCAGATGCTGGCACACGGCGAAGCCAACGGCTACGACCACCGCCCGCAGATGGTGGCGGCCATCAACCAAATTATCCGAGATGCCGAAACCCTGCGCGAACGCTTTACCCTGCCGCAGGAAGCGCCGACCAACGCCAAGCCGGAATGGCTGGACGGGGAGTAAACCATGAACCCTGCATTGACCGAGAAACTGGCTGCCGTGGCCGCTCATGCAGCCACCCTCGGCCACGGCGAGAAGGCAGGCTACCTGAAAAGCCAGGCGGCCGAGCTGGGCATCAGCGTGGCCACGCTGTACCGCAAGCTGGAAGCGGTCAGTGTGAAGCCCTGCCGCAAACGGCGCAGCGATGCCGGCCGCTCGGAATTAAGCCTGCACGAGGCACAGCTGATTTCGGCCGTGCTGATGGAGGCGATGCGGCGCAACGGCAAACGGCTGATGTCGGTCGCCCGTGCGGTGGAGATGCTGCGCGCCAACGGCAAAATCGACGCCGCCCGCGTGGATGAGGAAACGGGCGAGGTGCTGCCCTTGTCCGAGAGCACGGTTACCCGCGCCCTGCGCGAATACAAGCTGCATCCCGACCAACTGCTGCAACCCGCGCCGGTGAACCGCATGAAATCGGAACACCCGAACCACTGCTGGCAAATCGACCCCAGCCTGTGCGTGCTCTACTACCTGCCGCGCAGCGGCGAGGACAGCGGCCTGCGGGTAATGAAGCAGGAAGAGTTCTACAAAAACAAACCGAAAAACGTGGTCAAAATCGAAAACGACCGCGTGTGGCGCTACACCGGCACCGACCACGCCAGCGGCACTATCCTTGCCCGCTACTACTTCGGCGGCGAGACCAGCGCCAACCTGTGCGACTTCTTTATCTTCATGATGCAGGAGAAGCAAGATGTTTTGAAAGACCCGTTCCGCGGCGTACCGCGCATGGTAATGCTCGACCCGGGCAGTGCGAATACCTCGGCAGCGTTTAAAAACCTGTGCAAGTCGCTGGACGTGCATGTGCAGATCAACAAGCCGGGCAACCCGCGCGCCAAAGGACAGGTGGAAAAAGGCAACGACATTGTGGAAACGGCGTTTGAAAGCAGCCTGCGCTTTACCGAGGTGCACGACATCGGGCAGCTGAACCGCCTGGCCGAACGCTGGATGCGTTACTACAACGGCACGCAAAAGCACAGCCGACACGGCCTGACCCGCTATCAGGCATGGAACAAAATCAAGGCCGAGCAGCTGATTCTGCCGCCGCCTGCCGACTACTGCCGCGAGCTGGCCGTTTCCGCACCGAAAGAAGCCAAAGTATCACCTGACTTGGAAATCCGCTTCGGCGGCCGGGTGTACAGCGTGAAAGACATCAAGGGCGTGCTGGTGGGGCAGAAACTGCTGGTGGCCAAGAACCCGTGGGAGCCGACTGGCGCACGTATCGCCACTTACGACAGCGAAGGCAACGAAATCTGGCAGGCGGTGCCGGAGGTGGTGTTCGACGAGATGGGCTTCAGAGCCGATGCCGCCGTAATCGGTGCGGAATACAAAGGGCAGGCCGACACCATCGCCCAAAGCCACGCCAAGGAACTGGACAAGCTGGCGATGCAGGCCGACACGCTGGAAGCGGCAGCAGCCAAACGCAAAGGCAAGGCGGTGCCCTTCGGCGGCGAAATCGACCCGTTCAAACATCAGGAAGACACGCTGGCCGCCGCCAACACCCTGTATATGCCCAAGCAAGGGCAACAGATGGCCTACAACACGATGGAAGTGCGCGAGCAGGTGTTGAGCAAGGTCGAGCTGGCCAAGCTGTTAAAACCGCGCATCGAAGCGGCCGGCGGCAACTGGGGCGAGGCGGTGAAAACCCTGCAACGGCTGTACCCGGACGGGGTGGCCGCCAGCCAAATCGAAGAGGTATTCGGCCGCCTGAAAACCGCAGGCAGCCTGCGGATTGTGAAAGGGGCATGAGATGAAGGAAGCATTTAGAAAAATCGGCAAATCGTACGCCGTGGCCGCCGCCGAAATCGGCTGCAGCAAGCCCAGGTTGGTGGCGGTAATCAACCACGGCGAATGGCCGAAAAAAGGCGCAGCCGGGCTGCGCGAGAGTTTGAAGCAGTATTTTGAAACGAATGGTGCGGGCATCCCAGCGAGCCTGAGAAACGAGCCGGAAACCGCACCTGCCCACCCTAATGAAAGCGAGGACGACGATATGTTACTACGAAAAGCCACTTTGACCCAAGCCACCCGCCGTTATTTCGGCCTGGTACGCGACCCGTTCAACGATGAAATCCGCAGCGCGGAAGACGTGTATATGACCCCTGATGTGCGTTATGTACGCGAGGCGATGTATCAGACGGCCTGCCACGGCGGCTTTGTGGCGGTGGTAGGCGAAAGCGGCGCGGGCAAGTCCACCCTGCGCGAAGACCTGCAAGACCGCATCAACCGTGATGGCAGGCAGGTTATCACCATCGAACCGTATGTGCTGGCGATGGAAGACAACGATGTGAAGGGCAAAACCCTGAAAGCCGCACACATTGCCGCCGCCATCTTGGAAGCCGTATCGCCCGGCACCCGACCCTACCGCGATTCGGAAGCACGTTTCCGCCAAATCCACCGCGCCCTGCAGGAGAGCGCGAAAGCGGGCAACAAACATGTGCTGATGATTGAAGAGGCACATGGCCTGCCGATTCCGACCCTGAAACATCTGAAACGCTTTTTTGAATTGAAGAACGGTTTTGACCGCCTGCTCGGTATCGTACTGATCGGCCAGACCGAACTGGCGCAGAAGCTCAGCGAAAACAACCCGGCGGTGCGCGAAGTGGTGCAGCGCTGCGAGGTGGTGACGCTCTTGCCGCTGACCGACGGACGGCTGGCAGGCTACCTGAAACACAAAATCGAACGCGCCGGCGGCGACATCACCAAAATTATGGACGAGAGCGCGATTGACGCGGTGGCCGAACGGCTGACGGTGCGCGGCCGCAGCGGGCGCGGGGTGGAAGAGCACAGCCTGCTCTACCCGCTGGCGGTAAACAACTTGGTATCGGCGGCCATGAATCAGGCGGCCGAGCTGCAGATGCCGGTGGACGGCGACATGGTAAGGGGGGTGTGAGATGAGTGCATTTTGGAACTGGTTTGTACAGGCAAGCTGCTGGCAGGTGCTCGGCAACGCGCTGACCTTGGCGCTGGCGCTGGTCATCATCGGTATCGGTATCGGCGAAGCGGTGCGTTATATCCGCATCAGTTGGAAAGGATAACAACCATGTGGCCGGAATTAAAAAACGTTGCCCGCCGCGAAGCTCGGAACTGGTTGATTGCCGCCATCGTGGCAGTGGCCTATGCCGCCATGGCCGGCAGCTGTACCCCGCAGCCGGCCGCCCATCGGCAGCTGGTGGGACAGCCGGATAAGGCAGCGGCACGGCTGGCAGCCAAAGAGCGGCAGGCCGAGAGCGAGGCCGCCGAAGCGGCAGCAGTGTACGGGCGCATGAGCGATCAAGAGCGGATGCGCGGGATTGTGTATGAACCGGTTGGGAAATAAGTGAGGACAAATGAAATGAAAACCTGTTTTAAATTTGGCGACCATGTTCGTTTCAAAGATGTAGAAAATCCGGTATTCGGTGTGGTGTTGGAAGAGGCAAACACACGCGATGAGGTTACTGTGCAATTTATCTCCGAAGAGAAGACAGAGCTTGTCTATAGCGATGATTTGGAGCTTGTTATACATCCCGACACTGCCCGGCTGGATTGGATGATCCTGTGCGACTACCCGGAAGATATGGACACCGAAGACAGGAATTTCGCCCTGCAAGCCGAACGCGAAAATATCGATACCTTTATGCGGCTGGACGCCAAGCAGCAAGGAACGGCAGCATGAAAACCCGTTGCCCCTGCTGCGGCGCCAGCGCCAGCCTTGAGGTGCTGATTACCCACGACGAGGCGCGCAGCCTGATGGTGGCGCTGGCCGGTATCTCCGACGAGCTGGCCAAAGCCGCGCTGCGCTATCTCGGCCTGTTCCGCCCGGGCGAGCGCGACCTGAGCTGGGCGCGGGCGGCCAAGCTGCTGGGCGAGCTGGTGCCGCTGATTCAGGCGGGCGAGATTACCCGCAAGCGGCAGAGTTACCCCGCACCGCGCGAAGCATGGATTTGGGCGTTTAACCGCGTTATCGAAGCCCGCGACAGCGGCAAGCTGACCCCGCCCCTGACCAGCCACGGCTTCCTGCTGGAGAACCTGACCTTCTGGACGCCGGACAAAACCGCCGGCGCAGCCTTGGCTCCGGCAGCGGATACCGCCCTTTCAGGCAGCCTTAACCAGCAACAACAGACCGCGCCCAGCAGCACCATTCAGGCAGCCGCAGCCGGTGAGAAGTTTAAGCGATGATGATCCGAAATGATGACCAAAGAAGTAAACAATGCCTTGGTGTCCGGCATCCAGCACATATTCGCCATGCGGTTGCCCGGGCATCCGCCGCTCGATGCGGCCGACGGGACGTATCTGGCATGGATTGCCGCTTTCGATTCGCTGCCGATCGCCTGGGACGACGAGCGCGACGTACCGCGCATCCGACAGGCCTTCGGCGCGTTATGGGCAACCGTAGACCGCTGGCCGACCCCGAAAATGCTGATTGCCTGTATCCCGCCCGTGCCGCCCCCGCCGCAGCTGGAAGCCCCGAAAAAGGTGTGGACGGAAGAGGAAATAGCCAGAAACAAAAAGCGTTTGGCCAAAATGTTAGGCATGCTGGCCGACAAGATGATTGAACGAAACCGATTTTTAGACGATGGAAGGAATGAAGATGAGCCAAATTGATATGAGCCAATACAAGAAGGACGCACGCGGCAATCTGGTACCGATTGCCAACATCCGCCCGATTGACCTGCTGCGCGACGAGCTGGTGCAGAAGATTACCGCCCGCGCCCGCGCGGTACAGGAAGAGCTGCAGGAATACCGCCGCTGGGCGATGGATGAGATTGCAGCCTTTGCCGAACTCTCTGCCAACCAGTACGGCACCTCGCTGGGCGGCAAGAAGGGCAATATCCGCCTGCACAGTTTCGACGGCCAATACCGCGTGCAGCTGGCGATGCAAGATGCCCTGGTATTCGATGAGGGGCTGGCCGCTGCCAAAGTGCTGATTGACGAATGTATCCGCGAATACTCGGAAGGCAGCCGCCCCGAGCTGCTGGCCATCATCAACGCCGCCTTCGCCACCGACCGCGACGGCAATATCAGCACCGCCCGCGTGCTGGGACTGCGCCGTCTGGACATCAGCGACGAGAAATGGCAACGCGCGATGGATGCATTGAGCGACAGTCTTCAGGTGCATACCAGCAAGGCCTTTGTGCGGGTGCACGAGCGCGATGCCAACGGCGAGTATCGCTTGATGAACTTGGATATCGCAAAGGTGTAATGACATGGCCAAAGTAATCATTACCATCGAAGACGTGGAAAATACGCTGGAAATCGGATGTACCAGTGACGCGCCTATGGTGCGTAGTATCTCCTCAAAGAATACCCCGGCACAGAATTATGCCGCCATAGCGATGATGACCATCAATGCCAACGCTCGCCTACGTGGTGAGGAAGTGCAAGATGTCCCAGAGATTAAGCAGTAACCCGCGCGGCACGGCCTGCCGTTTACCACTTTAGGAGTAACACTATGAACAAAACAGATTTGATCAACGCGATGGCAGCTGAGGCTGGGCTCAGCAAGAGCGATACCACCAAAGCATTGACTGCCTTTGAAAGCATCGTGGCCGACAGCCTTAAACGCGGCGAAGACGTGCTATTGGTGGGCTTCGGCACCTTTACCGTAGTCGAACGAGCCGAACGCCAAGGCCGAAATCCTGCTACCGGCGAGACTATCACGATTCCGGCGGCCAGACAGGCTAAGTTTAAAGCCGGCAAGCCGCTGCGCGATGCCCTCAAACAATAAGTGATGTTCAACCCATGCCGCTGCCACAGTACGGCGGCATCAGTGGAACATTAGGAGAGTCCAAATGCGTGAACCCAAAGCCCACAAGAAAGCCCGCCTGATTAAGCTTATTCACGTGGCCAAAAACCAGCTGATGCTGGATGATGCCGCCTACCGCAGGCTGCTGGCCAACGCCTCCGGCGGCAAGACCAGCAGCAAGCAGATGAGCGTGGCCGAGCTGGAGCTGGCCTTGCGAGGCATGAAGGCGCAGGGCTTCGTGGTCACCACCAAGGCGCAGACCAAAAGCGGCCGGCAGGATATCCCGGTGCGCGAGGCAGCGGCCGGGGTGGACGCGCAAATCAAAAAAATCCGCGCCCTGTGGCTGGAGCTGCACCGCTTGGGCGCGGTACGCAGCCCGTCGGAACTGAGCCTATCCCGTTTCGTATCCCGCATGACCGGCGTGGATTACCAAGGCTGGCTGAGTGTGGATGATGCCTCACGGGTGATTGAGCATTTGAAAAAATGGAAACAGCGGGTAACGCGGGAAGGAGCGGGAACATGACGCAGGCAAGGGTGGCCGAGCTGCTGTCCGATTTGGCGGCCAAGGTCGGAGAGGAAGTGCATTCTGCCGGGGTGGCGGACAAAAAGCAGGCCAAAACCATCGGTAACCATGTGGCCAAACGTATGGCGCGGGAATGGGGCGGACAGAACCTGTATATCCCGCACGGGGTGCTGTGGGACATCGACGAGCGCGACGTAGAAATCTTTGACAAGTTCGACGGTACCAATCAAAAAGAGCTGGCACGTGAGTACGGGTTTTCGGAGCAGTGGATTTACCGCATCATCGAACGGGTACGACAGGCTAAAATCGACGCCGCACAGCAGGATTTGTTCGATGAAGGGAAAGGCAAAGGGAGTAAAACAGATTAAAACGCGCACAAGGTCGGTCAGGAACGTTCCTGACCGATGTCTTTTTACGGTTTGGTACGTTTGCTTATCCCGCCGCCCGAACGCGCTTAAAACGCAAATTTGGCGATGCCGGCTTCGGAGGTATTTTTTTAAACCCGTTTAAAGGACTTTCAGGCAGCCCATGCCCCATCATTCGCTTAACACGAGTGATGGGGATTTTTTATGTTTGAGATTTTTCGAAGCGGCAAACGCACCAGTGCCGACGGCAGTCAATGGAACATCACGGATGCCGACGTACAGCGCGCTGCCGAGGTGTACGACCCGAAGCTGCATGAAGCGCCGATTGTCATCGGCCATCCGGCCATGAACGCCCCGGCCTACGGCTGGGTGCCGAAGCTGGCGGCCGACGGCGGCAGCCTGACTGCCGAGTTTGCCCAAATGGATGATGGCTTTGCCGCTGCCGTCCGCGCCGGCCGCTACAAGAAGGTATCCGCCTCCTTTTGGCCGCCCGGCCATCCGAACAACCCGGTGCCGGACAGCTACTACCTGCGCCATGTCGGCTTTCTCGGCGCACACGCCCCGGCGGTCAAGGGGCTGCGGGCGATTGAGTTCGGCGCGGCCGAGGACGGCGTGATTGAGTTTTCCGAGGCGGCACACGGTATCGCCGCCCGGCTGTGGCGCAATATGCGCGAATGGCTGATTGCCCAGTTTGGCCAAGACGCCGCCGACAAGGTAGTGCCGGACTGGGAAATCGAAGGCATCAAGGAAATGGCCGCCCGGCCTGACCTGCCGCCCGACCCGGTGTTGTTTGCCGATCCCCCTCCCACCCCCAACCCAACCGACCATAAGGAGTCTCCCATGTCTGAACAAGACCAAGCCGCCGCACTGGCTGCCGAAAAGGCCGCCCGCGAAAAGGCGGAAGCTGAAGCTGCCAAAGCCAAAGCTGATTTGAAAAAAATGCAAGATGAGCAAAACCAAGCCAAGCGTAAGGCTGCTCACAAGCAAAACGCCGACTTTGCCGAAGGACTGGTGAAAGAAGGCCGCCTGAAACCAGCCGACAAAGCCTTGGTGGTGCAGGTGCTGGATTTTGCCGAGCACCCCGAACACACCACCGCCGACTTCGGCGAGGGTGAGGCAGCGAAGCCGCTGGGCGTTGCGCTGCGCGAGTTTTTGGCGGCGGTGCTGCCGCAGCAGTTGCCGACCGGGCAGATGGCCAAAGGCAGCCTGAACTTCGCCGAGGGCATGAGCCACCACGAGCGGGCTTTGGCTTTGCAGAAAGCCGAGGGCATCACCTACGAAGAAGCCGCGCGCCGCACGGCAAATTGATTAACCGTTTATCCAGTAAAGGAAGATGAAACATGAGCAACACGTATTTAGGCAACCTGCGCCAAGTGGACGAAGTATTGACCAAGCTGGCGCTGGGCTACAGACAGGGCGGTTTCATCGGCGAACGCATCATGCCGGTGGTACTGACCGAGAAGGAAGGCATCAAAGTGCCGAAGTTCGGTAAAGGCTCGCTGATCGAGTATGAAACCGAGCGTGCCGTGGGTGCCGCCAGCAATGTGATTACGCTGGACTTCCCGGGCAAGATGTCGGTGGTGCTGGAAGAGCACGATTTGGCCGCCGGCGTGGACTACCGCGCACAGCACGAATCGGTGTTTGATGAGAAGGCCAAGGCCACCCGCCGCGTGACCGCCGGTATCCAGCTGCGACAGGAGTTGGAGATTGCCGCGCTGATTCAGGCCAAGCCCACCTACGAGAGCGGCCACAGCAAAGACCTGTCGGCCACCAAGCAGTGGAGCGACGATACCTCCGATGTACAGGCCGATATTGCCAATGCAAGGGAAGTAGTGCGTGCCGCCTGCGGCGTGCGCCCGAACGTGCTGGTATTGGGGGCATCGGTGTACAGCAAGCTGATCCTACATAAAGGCTTGCGCGGGCAATTGTCGGCCAACAGTGACCGCGGGATTCTTACGCTCGAGCAGCTGACCCGCCTCTTGGATGTGGAAGAAATCATCGTCGGCGAGGCCGTCTCCACACCCGACGGCAAGAAAGCCACCAAGGATGTGTGGGGCAATTTCGCCAGCCTGATCGTACGCCCGAAACCGGTCGAAGCCGGCAACGACGAAGGTATGCCCGCCTTCGGCTATACCTTCCGCCGCCGCGGTATGCCGGTGGTAGACCGCTACGAAGGCGTGGGCGGCAAGGTGGAGTATGTGCGCTACACCGACATCCGTAAAGCTGCCGCCATCGGTGGTGCCTGCGGCTATCTCTTCGAGAAAGCCATCGCTTAAACCTAGAAACAGGCTGCCTGAGATTTTCAGGCAGCCTGAAGGAGAACAGTATGAATTTGTCCGTTACCTTGGAAGACTTGACCGACAAAATCCACAAAGCCGATTACCACCGTATTGGCGAAACGACAGCTACAGTTTGCTCGCTGACCCTGAAATCGGGCTTTGTGGTAATTGGCCAGTCAGCTTGTATCAACCCGGACATGTTTGATCAAGAAGTGGGGTGTGAGGCGGCTTATCAGGATGCCGTCCGCAAGCTGTGGGAACTGGAAGCCTATCGAGTGAAAGAAAACGTGTTTACACAGAAACAGGAGCAAAACAATGTCTAAACCGACCAAACAGGTGGTCTTGGTTACCACCGTTAAAACCACCGGCAAAATCGTGGCCAACCGTTTTGTGAGCTTCACCGGCAAACAGGCTACGGCTACCGATAAGGTGCTGGGCGCCACCCCTTACGATGCTGACATCAACGAAATCTTGGCCGTTGACACCATCGGCACAGTGGTGGTGGAAGCCGGCGGCGCGCTGGCCGTGGGCGACGAGGTATCCCCCGATGCCCAAGGCTGCGCCGTCAAGACCGCAGGCAGTGCCAAGGCCGTCGGCATTGCCTGCAGTGCCGCTGCCGGCGCGGGCGAGCTGATCCAAGTTTTACTGAGGGGTTAGCCATGATTAAAACCTATATCGCCAACACCCCGCTGATTCTGGCTGATACCGAGGGCAAGGAGTTCCGTGTCGAAGCCGGCGAAGCAGTAGACCTGACCCCCGAGCAGTACGAGCTGGTGGCCGCACATGTGACCGCAGGCAGCATCTCGGACGCAGACTTGGCCGCATCCGGCTACCAGCCGGACGGCACAACACCGGTGCCGGAACAGCCGCCTGCCGAACCGACCCAGCCCGAACAACCGGCTGAGACCGAAACCGCGCCTGCCGAGACAGGGCAGCAGGCACAGGCTGAAACCGAACAGCCGGCAGAATCTGCCGAGCAGCCTGAAGAACAGTCCAAAGCACGCGGCAGAGGCAAAAAGGAATAAGCCATGTACATCACGCGCGAAGACATTAAGGCTGCCGTCAGCCTGGCCGAGCTGACCCAACTGACCAACGATATCGGCGGCAGCACCGAGCCGGACTGGGCGGTGGTGGACAGAGCCATCGCTTATGCCTGCGAAATTGCCGACGGCTACCTGATGGGTCGTTACACCCTGCCGCTGGAGCCGGTACCCAGCATCCTGCGGCCGGTGTGCAGCGACATCGCGCGCTACTGGCTGCATACCCGCCGCATCAACACTGCCGATTTCCCCAAACCTTTGCAGGCAGCCTACGACAATGCGCTCAAGCTCTTGGTGCAGGTACGTGATGGCAAGCTGCATTTGGGTGTGCGTGCCGACGAATTGGCCAGCGATACCGAGCGGCCGCAGGCCGAGCGCGGTGCCTACCGTGTGCGCGGCAATGCCAAGCAGGATTGGGGAGGCTACTGATGTCTGCCACCCGCCCGATTCTGACCGCCGTGCGCGATTACTTGGCCGCCGAGCTGCCCGCCTACACGGTGGAGCTGTTTCCCGACGACCCGGCGGGCTACCGCTTTATGGCACCGCTGGGCGCGGTGCTGGTCGGTTATCAAGGCAGCAAGTTTGCCCGTCCGGACGGCCTCGGCCTAATCGGCCAGCAGCGCGACGTCACACTGGCGCTGACCGTGTTCGGGCGCGGCCTGAACCATGACGGCGCGGCCTTGGATCTGCTCGACGCATTGCGGCTGGCCATCACCGGCTACCGTCCGCCCGACTGCGAACCGTGCCACCTGATCAGCGAGCAGTTTTTGGCCGAAGAAGGCGGGGCATGGCAATACCAGCTGATTGCCCAAACCGAAACCCAGCAGGTCGAACGCCGCCCGGCGGATACCCGATCCAAAGTCAGCAGCCTGTACCTGCGGCAGCGAGGCCAGCCGCTCAACCCCGATATCAAACCCAAACCCTAGGAGATTATTATGTCCGCAGCTTTCCACCACGGTACGGAAACCAAACGTATCGACGGCGGCACCAGCCCGATCTACACCGCCGACGGCGCGATTACCGCCATTGTCGGCACGGCTCCGGCCGGTGCGGTCAATACCCTGACCGTATGCGCCGCCGCCCGCGATTTCTTGCAATTTGGCAGCAGCCTGACCGGCAAGGGTTTTACCCTGCCCGATGCCGCCAATATCTTTACCCGCTACAAGGCCGGTACCGCCTATGTGGTCAATGTGTGCGACCCGGCCAAGCATAAGAGCAGCGTGGCCGACGAGGCGCTGACGGTCGATGCCGACACCCTGACCGCCCACACCGCCCATCCGGCCTTGCAACCGGGTTACACGGTAAAAGACGGTGCCAGCGCCCTGAACGAGGGTAGCGATTACACCGTCACCGATGCCCTGGCCGGCGAGATTGTGTTTAAGGTCAAACCGACCACGCCGACCATCAGCTATACCTACACCGACCCGTCCAAGGTAACCGAAGAAGAGATCATCGGCGCCTATGTGGCCGCCACCGGCAAACGCACCGGCTTGCAGGCGGTGATTGAAGGCTTCAACCGCTTCGGTGCCGATGCCAAAATCATCATCGTGCCGGAGTACGACAAGACCGCCAAATGCCGTGCCGCCATCGAAGTGCTGGCCGAGCAGATTAAGGCCATCGGCTACGCTGCCGCCCCGCAGCAGACCACCCTGAGCAAGGCCATCGAAGGCCGTGGCCCGTTGGGCAGCATCAACTTCCAAACCTCCAGCGACCGTATGATGCTGTTCTATCCCTATGTGTTGGGTTTGCTCGGCGTGGAGAGCCTGGCTACCCACGCTGCCGGTTTGCGTATGAAGACCGACGTGGAACAGGGCTACTGGTACAGCTCGTCCAACCGCGACCTGCTGGGCGTGACCGGTATCGAAATGCCCCTGACCGCCCGCGCCGACGACCCGCAGAGCGACACCAACCGCCTCAACGAAAAAGGCATTACCACGGTGTTCAACAGCTACGGCACCGGCTACCGCCTCTGGGGCAACCGCCTGGCCTGCTTCCCGACCGTCAGCCACATCAAAAACTTCGAGGTGGCGCAACGCACCGGCGACGTGATCGACGAATCCATCCGCCGCTTCGAATTGCAGTATATCGACCGCCCGATCGACGATGCCCTGATTGACAGCCTGCTCGGCTCCATCCGCACTTATCTGGGCACCCTGCAATCCATCGTCGGCTACAGCGTGGACTTGGATTACGACTATGACTTGGTGGATGCCTTCTCGAAAGGCCAAGTGCCGCTCAAATACGAATACACGCCCAAGCTGCCGGCCGAGCGCATCAGCAATGCCAGCGTGATGACCCGCAAATATCTGGCCAACTTGGTCAGCCAACGATAAGGAAGGAATGAAAGATGTCCGATATCAAAGTGATTTACAACGCCAACGTCTACATCGACGGCAACGACCTGTTGGGCAAGGCCAGCGAGTTCAAACTGCCGGAGTTTGAGTTTGAGCAGGACGAGTACAAAGGACTGGGGCTGAAAGGCACGGTCAAGCTGCCGATGGGCGTGGCCGCACTCGAGGGCGAGATTACCTGGAACAGCTTTTTCCCCGAAGTGGCGCGCAAAGCCGCCAACCCCTACAAGGCGGTACAGCTGATGGTGCGCGCCAATGTGGAGACCTACGACACCACCGGCCGCGTGAAGGAAGTGCCGCTGGTAACGATGGTAACCGCCACCTTCAGCAAGAATGCGCTGGGCGGCTACAAACCGAAAGAAAAGGCAGAGTTCTCCAGCACCTACCAGACCACCGAAATCCGCCAAGTGCTGGACGGGCGCGAAGTGCTTTACTACAACGCCCTGCGTAACGAATACCGCGTAGACGGCGTGGACGTGGAAGAGACCTACCGGCGCAATATCGGGGCATAGTTTTTTAAAGCCGTTTAAAAGACCTTTAAGGCGCCCGCAAGCGACAATCCCTACATCAAATCCGATGTAGGGATTTTTATTTACCACCGGCGGTTTGATTCCGGCCGCGCCGCCCGGCCGATTTTGAAAAAGGATTGCAAAAATGGCTCAGAACGAAGCACAGAAATTACAGGAAGACTTGGGGATGAACATCACGATTACATTGAATGTGCCGGTTGTTTTGGCCGACGGTCGCCAACTGGACAGCCTGACCCTGAGGCGCGCTAAAGTAGCCGATCTGCGGGCAGTCAGCCGTTTGGAAGGCGATGCCGCGCAGGAGATTGCCTTGGCCGCCCGATTGGCCGGTTTGGTGCCGGAAGACATGGATGCGCTGGATTTGAGCGATTACAAGCAGATTCAAGACTGGTTTCGCTACTGTCAGGAAAAACCGGCCTCAGCCATCCGAGCCGACTGACCATGCCGAACTGGCGGCACAGTTGCTGGCGGCCTGTGCGGATGTGGCGTGGTGGTATGGCTGGCCGATACAGGCCATCGACGATTTGACCATGGAAGACTTCATTGACTTCCAAAAAGAAGCAGCCCGCCAAATCAAGGCGGGCTACCGGAAAGGGTTGTGATTATTGCTCAGACAAACGCTGCTGCCAATAGGCGAGGTTTTCCCGGCTGCGCTGTTCGTCATACGGGCGGCGGTGTTCGCTAAAGCGAGCCTGTTCCTCCTCCTCTTCGCGCTGCTGCCAGCGCCGGCGCAGTCGGCGGGCGGCGGAAATATCCAAACAGAAAGATACGGCCAGCCAAACCATGCCAAGCACGATGCCAACGGCTTCGAGCAGCAGGGTGCCGAAGGCGAGCAATACAACCAAAGCAACGATGACTGCCATTTCTTTCTCCTTTCCCTGTCTAGGTTTATAGGATAGTAAAACATGTCTGCCGAGTTATCAATAGTTGTCAAGATCGGTGCTGCTATAGGAAGCACGATTGCCGCTATCCGCTCGGTCGGCGGCGGGGTGGATTTTGTGCGGCGCAGCACTACCCTGTTGCGCCGCGAACAGTTGCTGCTGGGTCGGGCAATCCGCGACAGCAGCCGCCAAGGTTCGTCAGAACTGCGCCGCCTGCAGCGGCAGTATGATGGTTTGGGCGAAACCATGAGCCGGATTCGGCGCAATCAAAATCAGCGCGGCAGGATTGATGCCGCTATCCAACGCAACCGCTCGGTACGCGACAGTTTGAAGTCGGAAATCCTCAGTACGGTGGCCGCCGTCGGTGTGGTTTCCGTACCAATCAAGCTGGCGATTGAATTTGAATCAGCCATGGCTGATGTGCGCAAAGTGGTCAATTTCGACACGCCCGAGCAAGCTAAAGCGATGGAGCGGGATATTCTGCACCTAACCCGTTCCATCCCGATGGCCGGCGATGAGTTGGCCGCTATCGTGGCTGCCGGCGGCCAATCCGGTGTGGCGCGTGAAAAACTGATCGGCTTTGCTGAGGATGCCGCCAAGATGGGGGTGGCCTTCGATATGTCGGCCGGTACTGCCGGCGAGGCCATGGCCACTATGTCCAATGTGTTGCGGCGGCCGATTGAAACCATGTCGGAGTTCGGCGATGCCATCAACTATCTGTCGGACAATACCAACTCCAAGGCTGCCGATATCGTCAATGTGATGACCCGGGTCGGTAGTGACATCAAACAACTGGGGCTGACCGACAATCAGGGGGCAGCCTTGGGCAGTACCTTCCTCAGTATGGGTAAGGCGCCGGAGTTGGCGGCACAAGCCACCAAGGGCATGGTAACGGCCTTTTCTTTAGCGCGGGTCGGCAAGTTTGATGACGAACTCAAACAGCTGGGGCTGACTACCAAAGACTTTGCTGCCGCCATGGATAAAGACGCACAGGGCGCGATTTCCGACTTCTTGCAGCGTGTGCGCCAGTTGCCGAAAGAGCAGCAGATGCCGCTGCTTTTGAAGATGTTCGGCCGCAACTACGCCGACGACGTGCTGCTGCTGACCGGTTCGATGGAAGAGTACAACCGGCAGCTGAACCTATTGAGCGAAACCGATGCCGGCGGGCAGTTGAAATACATGGGCTCTATGCAGCGCGAGTTCCAAAACCGCTCGGCAACAACTGCCAACCAACTGCGGCTGTTTAAAAACAGTCTGATGGAATTAGGGATTACGGTGGGCAGCGTGATGCTGCCGGGCATCAATGATTTCCTCAAAAGCCTGATGCCGGTGGTTTACAGAATGACCGAATGGGCACAGGCCAATCCAAAGCTGATTCATACCCTGATTAAGATTGCCGTGGCACTGGTCAGCGTTAAGGCGGCCTCGCTCGGCGTACGTCTGCTGTTTAACGGTGTGGCCGGTGCCGGTTTGGGGGTGGTGCAGCGTCTTTTAGGGCTGCACGGTACGTTGTTGCGCTTTAACGGTGTGTTCCGCCTGCTGAGGATGGGGCGCGGGGCAACGGCCTTACGCATCATGGGTTTTTCCGCCCGCCAGGCGCGCGGTGCCATGTCTTTGTTGGAACGCGGTATTGGCCGGGTCAGCGTGGCCGGTTCCCGCTTTTTATCGATGGCCGGCAGGGTGCGCGGTTTGGGCGGCGCCATGATGTGGTTGCAGCGTATTTGGACATCAGTCGGTATGGCGGCCATGTCCAATCCGATCGGTGCGGCCATTGCCGCCATCGCCATCGCAGCATTCCTGATTTATAAAAACTGGGGTGCGGTGAAGTCGTTCTTTATCGGCTTGTGGGACGGTATTCAAGACGGAATTCGGCCGGTGTTGCCACTGTTGGAAATGATTGCTTTCGGCTGGCAACAGATTTGGGATGTGGTTAAAGGTTTCTTTTCGGATTTCTTTTCGTCCAATGACGAGGCTTCGGAAAGTGCGCAGGGCTTCGGCTATATCATCGGCTATATATTGGGCAGCATTCTGAATATCGGCCCAATGATTCTAGACGGCTGGCGCATGATTTTCGACGGCATTTTCTCGCTGGTCGGCTCGGCTTGGGAACAAATCAAAACCGCCTTCGACGGCGGCCTGCTCGGCATCCTCGGCCTGATCCTCAACTGGTCACCCATTGGTGCCTTCTATTCGGCCTTTGCCGCCGTCCTCTCGTGGTTCGGCATTGAGCTGCCGGGCAAGTTCACGGAGTTCGGCTCAAACATCATCAGCGGTCTGTGGAACGGCTTAAAAGCCAAGTTTGAAGAGGTTAAGGCATGGTTCTCAGGCGTGGCCGGCTGGTTCTCGTCCAAGTTTGCCATCCGCAACGAAATCCACTCCCCGAGCCGTCTGTTTAGGCGCTTTGGCGGCTGGATGATGCAGGGCTTGCAAATGGGCATCGACGGCGGAGCATCACGCCCGCTCAATGCCATCGGTTCTGTGGCTTCGGATTTGCAACAGCGTTTCAGCGACAACACCTCATCTTTGGCTGCATCAATGGCCGCCAACAGCGCCGAACTCTCTGCCGCACGGCAGGGCACGGCTGCGGCAGGCGGCATCACGGTACATTTCAGCCCGACCATCAATGCACCCGGCGGCGATGCAGGGCAGATTCAGGCAGCCTTGCAGATGGGCTTGCGCGAGTTTGAGCAATTGTTTGAACGGCTGATGGCCGATAAGGCTAGGAGGGCTTACTGATGTTTGCCATGTTGGGCGAGGTACGCTTCGAGCTGTTGGGCAGCTTTACCGATTTGGAGGAGACCCACGGCGCCAGCTATGCCAAGCATGAGGTGTTGGCCGGGCGGCCGCGCCTGCAGGCGATGGGCAACGAACTGACGCAGATACGCTTCGGGTTGAAATTACACTGGAAGCTGGGCGATGTGGACGCGGCCTATAAGGGTTTGATTGCGGCCAAGGAGGCGCAGCAGGCGGTGTCGCTGGTTTTCGGGTCGGGGCGTTTTGTCGGCTGGTTTGTGATTGAATCACTGACCGCCCGCACCCTGTTGCAGGATGGCCGGGGGCGCACCGCCGCGCGCGAGCTGGACGTGAGCCTGACCGAGTTTGTCGGCGACCCGAACAACCCGCTGCCGACCCCGGGCGTGGCCAACGGCCAAAACCCGCTGCTCGCCATGTTGCCCGAGTCGGTGCGTGCCCCTTTGTCGAAAGTGGCCGATGCGGTGCAGACCGGCGTACGGATTTACCGCAGTGTCGAGCAGGAAGTCGGCCAGCTGCAAACCCTGATTGCCCATGCCCGCGAGCTGAAACACGACCCGCTCGCTTTGCTCGGCGTGGTGGGTGATGCAGTCAATCTCGGCGGCACGGCGCTGGGTAAATTAAACAGGCTGCCTGAAGTCGGCAAATACATCGGCAACTTGTCCGGTGCGGCCGAAATGCTGGCCTACGGTGGGCAGGCGGCACGCGAACTCTCCGGCGGTTTGGCCGCGCTGCGCAACGGCGCAGAGAGCGGCACGGTGGGCGGCTGGCTGGAAGGCGGCGCGGCCGCCGTTGCCTCGGCCGCCGACAGCCTGAACAACGGCGCACGCGGGGCGCAAAGCCTGACCGCGTGGCTGGCCGGCAGAAAGGACGGGACGAAATGAGCGAATCGGTATTAAGACACCTGACACGCGAGGGCGACCGCTGGGATTTGATTGCCTGGCGATACTACGGCAACCCCTTGGAAATCGCCCGCCTGATTGCCGCCAACCCGCACCTGCCGGCGGCCGAGCAGTTTACGGCCAACCTGACCGTGTTTGTACCGGTTATCCCGGCCAAACCCCAAACCCAAGCCGACATGCCGCCCTGGCTGCGCGGCGATAGCGGAGACGACGATGCAGATGCCTAACCTCCATCTGGGCGCCTTGCTTTCAGGTAGCCTGAACAGCACGGCCAGCCATCCGGTGACCCTGCCCAAGGTCATCATCAAATACGAACAGAAGGACATTACCAGCGACATCCAGCCCTATTTGTTATCGGTGAGCTACACCGATTACTTGGAAGGCCAATCGGACGAAGTGCAGGTGGAGCTGGAAGACGTGGACGGCCGCTGGCGGCAAAAGTGGTATCCCGAGCAGGGCGACAAAATCAGCCTGGAAATCGGCGACCAGATTAACGGCATGCTCAAGCTGGGCAGCATGGAGCTGGCCGAGATTGAGTACCAGCACCCGCCGTCCGTGATTACCCTGAAAGCGCTGTCCACCGGCATCACCAAATCCAACCGCACCCAGCGCGGCCGTGCCTACGAGCACACCACGCTGGCCGACATCGTGCGCCGCATTGCCCGCCGCCTGCGGCTGAAGGTAACCGGCACCATCAAACATATCCCAATCGAGCGCGTGACCCAGTATCAGGAGCGCGATGTAGAATTTTTGACCCGTTTGGCCAAAGAGTACGGCCACACTTTCAAGATCGTCGGCAGGCAGTTGGTTTTTCAGGCTAATGATGCATTGGCCGAACAAAAGCCGGTGGCGGTCTTGCTGCCGGAAGACATCAAAAATTTCAGGCTGCGCGACCTGATTAAGGGCGTGCCGCAGGAAGCGGTGGTGAGCGGCTACGATGCCAAACGCAAGACCACGCGCCGCACCCGTCGCCGCAGCAAGGCGCTGCGCCCGGGCGGCAAGCGCGCCAGCAGCGGCGACACGCTCAAAATTGTGGCCAACCGCGGCGAGAGCCAGGCGCAGGTCAATGCCCGTGCCGATGCCGCGCTGGCCAATGCACAGCAAAGCCAAGTGGCCGGCAATTTCTCGATGGTCGGCAACGCCAAACTGGTGGCCGGGCAGACCGTGCAGCTCAAAGGCTTCGGCAAGTTCAGCGGCAAATACCTCGTGAAGCAGGCGCGGCACGAAATCCGCCGCGGCGGCGGCTTTACCAGCGATTTGGAGGTCAAGATGGTCGAATACGTGCCGGATGAGCCACCACAGGCAACCGCCGCAACCCAACCCAAAAAACAGGCAGCCGAAAATGCGAACCCATGACTTTACCGCCACCCTGCAATTCGGCACCGTGGCGGCGGTGGACGCGGCCAAACACGCGGTGCGCGTCACCGTGCCGACTTTGGACGACATCCAAACCGACTGGCTGCCGGTGGTCAGCCTGGGCGCGGGTGGTAACCAGTTCTATGCCTTACCCGACCCCGGCGCTTTGGCCGTCTGCCTGCTGGACGCACGCGGCGAGGGCGGTGTGTGCCTCGGTGTCATCTACAACGATCAGGACGGCACGCCCGCTTCGGACGGCAATATGTGGCTGCGGAAATTCAGCAACGGTACCGTCATCAGCCACAACCGCGCCGACGGCCAGGTAACTGTGGACACGCCGGGCAAGGTGGTGGTTAAGGCTGCTTCGAAAGTGGAAATCCAGTCGCCGGAAACGGAGATTACCGGCAACGCCACGGTCAAGGGCATGCTGACCTACACCGCCGGTCTGACTGCTTCCAACGGCGGCGGGGGCGATACCGCCAGCATCGAAGGCACCGTGCGCATCAACGGCGACATCATCCTCAACGGCATCAGTGTGTCCGGCCACGTCCACCCCGGCGACTCCGGCGGCACCACCGGCAGCATGCAGGCCGGCTGATTGATTTTTGAAAACGTTTTACAAGACTGCGGACAAGCGCCGCAGCACAATCCCCGTATCCGACCCGATACGGGGATGTTTTTTTAAAGCCGTTTAAAAGACCCGCTGCCACCGTGCAGGCAGAATAAGCCCATGACTACCCAGACCACCCCGCGCAGCCGCCACTGGCAGCCCGCCCCTCTCGCGAGCGGGCAGGACATCGTGCAAGACCTCGACGACATCAACCAGTGCATCGAAAACATCCTCGCCACCCGCAAGGGCAGCGACGTGCTGCGGCCGGATTTCGGCAGCAATTGGTTCGACTACATCGACTACCCGGAAGACGAATTTATCCCCAACACCGTGCGCGAGGTCATCCTTGCCATCCAGACGTGGGAAAAGCGCGCGCTGGTCGAGCAGGTCACGTTTGCCGGCCACGCCCCGCATATCACCATGACCGTACATTGGCGCGTGGCGGATGCTGTGGCGGGCGAAATCTACCGCACCGATATTGCAATAAAGGCTACCTGAAAATGGATTTGAGCAAACTGAAACGCGAAGAGGTCAAGATTGTCGATGACGACTTGGCACAAACCCTGGCCGCCACCATCGCCGACTACGAGCAACGCGCGGGCAAGGTATTGCAGCCGGCGCATATCGAACGCCTGCTGATCAACACCTTTGCCTATCGCGAGCATTTATTGAGGCAGCAGGTAAACGAAGCCTACCGCCAGCAGCATCCGCGCTTTGCCACCGGCCTGATGCTGGACTTGTGCGGTGATGACGTGTCTACCCCGCGCCTGCAGGCGCAGCCCGCCCTGACCACCCTGCGCTTTACTGCGGTATTGAGCGGTTCGGAACAAATTGCCGTACCCAAGGGCACGCGGGTCAATGCCGGGCAGACCGGCTTTGTCACCACTGGAGCTGCCCTGCTGACTGCCGCCCAAAGCAGCGCCGAAGTGGCCGCCGAATGCACCGAAACCGGAACAGTCGGCAACGGCTGGTCGGTCGGCCAAATCAACAGCCTGGCCGAGCGGCTGCATCCGACGATTGATGTGGCCGTCAGCAACACTACCGTTTCCGCCGGCGGGGTGGAAATTGAAGACGACGAAGCCTACCGCGAGCGCGTGTTGCTGGCGCCGGAGAGCTTTAGCGTAGCCGGGCCGGTGGGTGCCTACCAATATTGGGCGCGGCAGGCCAGCCCGGCGGTGGTGGACGTGCACGTGGCCAACGATACCGACGGCGGCGGCCAGCCTATAGGCGGACGGGTGGCGGTGACCGTGCTGGCCAAAGACGGCCTACCCAATGACGAGCTGATTAGCAAGATTCAGGCCGCACTCTCAGCAGAAAAACGCCGCCCGCTGTGCGACACCGTAGTGGTCAAAGCACCGACCGCCGTCGATTACACGCTGGACGCCGAGCTGACCCTGTTTACCGGCACCGATGCCCGCACCGCCAAAGCGGCGGCCGAGCAGGCATGGGCGGTGTATGAAGCCGCCCGCCGCAGCCGGCTAGGCTTGGACATTGTGCCGCTGGACATCATGAGTGCGCTGAAAGTAGCCGGTGTCTACAACGTGGTGCTGCATAACCTGCCGCTGACCGTGGTCAAGCCAGACCAGTGGGCACGCTGCACCCGCGCCACCATCCGCATTGCCGCACAAACGGCGGAGGGCTAAACGATGGCCAAACTTTCCTACGCCGCCATCATCGAACGCGACCAACGCGCCCGCGCCTTGGCCGAATTGGGATTGCGTTTGGATTTGGCCGAGCTGCCGCAACTGATGCCGCGCCTGGTCGATTTGGTCGCCCCCGCACACCTGCCGCTGTTGGCCGAGAGCCGCAGCATCTTGGGTGCCGACGGCTACTGGCTGGCCGAATCCGACGATGCGCGGCGCAAGCTGATTAAAGGTGCCTACGAGCTGCACCGCTACAAAGGCACGCCGTGGGCAATCCGTGAAATCGTGCGGCGGCTCGGGTTCGGTGAGGTGCGGATTATTGAAGGGCTCACCGGCCAAACCTACAACGGCAGCATCAACTACAACGGCAGCCATGTTTACGGTGCCGGCAGCTACTGGGCGCATTACCGCATCATTATGGCCAGCGTGATTACCAACGACCAGGCCGCGCTGTTGCGCAAAACGCTGGCCGCCTTCGCGCCGGCGCGCTGCCTGTTGGCAGCCTTGGATTATCAGGCCGTCCCCCTGCGTTACAACGGGCGGGCGGCCTACGACGGCAACTTTAACTTTGGAGCAGCTTAAATGGCGAATATCACGGAAGAACTGGACAACCCGCAATGGGCGGAAGGTATCTACCAGCTGGAAACCACCGACCCGGTATTGGGCGGGCCGAACGGCATTGCCAACCGTCAGGCCAAGGAACTGGCCGCACGGACGCAGTATTTGAAGAAGAAGCAGGAGGAGTACAAGCCGGGCGCGGCCAGCACCACCAAGGCCGGCATCGTACAGCTCTCGTCCGCCACCAACAGCGACCGCGAAGATGTGGCGGCCACCTCTAAGGCAGTAAAAATTGCCTACGACAAAGCCGAGGAATCCGCAGGTAAAGGCTTGCCCGTAGGCGCAGTAATCGGCTTCCCCCGTGCCGTCAGCAGCCCCGAAGGCTACCTGAAAGCCGACGGCAGCACCTTTGCCCAGGCTACTTACCCCGACCTATACCGCGTGCTGGGCGGCAACAAGCTGCCCAACCTCACGCGCTCCGACGTCGGCATGACCGCCTATTTTGCCTTTGACGACATCCCGGACGGCTGGATTAAGTACGACGACATCGCTACCAAGGTCACGCAGGCCGCCTATCCAGAGCTCTATCGCAAGCTGGTGGCGCAGTACGGCTCAATCGATGCCGTGACCAAGGCCGAAGACCGCTTTATCCGCAATGCTTCAGGCAGCCTCACGGTTGGTACGCAGCAGGGCGACGCCATCCGAAATATTACGGGCGAAGCAAAGTTTGGTCACGACGGCGATACTACTTACGACCCAAATTCGGCGGCAAGTACATCGGCAATTTACTATCCGGATCGTAAATCGCCAGACACCGTTAGTAATATGTCTGTAATTTCTAACGCGGCAAACAATTGGCGACCGTTGGTTTTTGATGCCTCCCGCGCTGTGCCAACGGCGGATGAAAACCGCCCTAAAGCCATCGCTATGGTGCTGTGCATCAAAGCCCGCGACACCTTGGACGACGTGGTGATGTGGGTTAAGGCTTACGGCAAAGTTACCAACGCCGGCATGCTGGATGCCTCCACGCTGGCGGCGGATTTGCAGCGCAAAGCCAACCGAGATGAGGTTGCGCCAAAAAGCCACACCCACCGCAGCAGCGAGATTACCGATTTTACGCAGGCGGTTACCAATCTGTTTACTGCCGATAAATCCGCCAACGGCTGGGTGCGGCTGCCAAACGGCCTGCTGCTGCAGTGGTTGTGCATTGAGCACACCATCACAAGCATCGGCAACAACCCGGGTGCGGTTTACAGCTTCCCAGTGGCCTTTACGCAAGGCTGTCTATCGATGAGCATCAATACCTGCCTGTCCAATCCTGCTCTCGGTTATGGGGCACTAACCCGCGTAATGCCAATATCAGTATCGCAATTTAGGCTGGTGGAGGATTTTTGGTCGGCATTCGGCACGCGCCAGCCCGCCAAGAGCTATGTGCTGGCCATCGGTTTTTAAAGGGAGATTAGGATATGACCATCTATTACTCAAAATCCAATCAGGCGTTTTACGATGACACCATCCACAGCAGGCTACCTGAAGATGCGGCAGCGATTAGCCCCGAGCAGCACGCTGCCTTGCTGGCGGGGCAGTCCAGCGGGCAAGTCATCATGCCCGGCAAAGACGGCAAGCCCGTACTGGCCGGGCAGCCGCCCTGCCCATCCAGCACTTGGGACGGCGAGCAGTGGCACATCGATCCAGAGTGCGCCGCCCGGCTCAAAGCCGAGCAGCAGGATGAGATGTGGGAGCGCATCAAGGCCAAGCGCTATGACAACCTGCGGCATGGGGTGTTTGTCAAAAGCGTGGGTAAGTGGTTTCAGACGGACGACGCCACGCGGCTGCAATACCTGACCCTGCGCACCCTGCCGGATGAAGCGTTTCCGCTGAAAGAGCCATGGAAAACGATGGACAACACTTTCCTTCCCAAGGAAAAGTGTACCAAGGCCTTGTTTGACGAAATTGTTATGCAAATGGTGAATGATGAGACGGCTGATTTCCACAATGCGGAACACCATCGTCTGGCGATGCTCAAAGCTGATAAGCCGCTTGAATACGACTACAGCAAGGGCTGGACAGCCAACTACTACACGCAATCCACGATGTCGTTAGCAGCTGCAGCAGAGGTTGGGGGGACTACCGAATGAACACGCAACCCATTTATCTAGCCCTCTATAAAGGCCGCCGCGACGGCTACGGCTGGCGTGTATGGTGCGCCCGAGCTACCGACTGGCTCACCCGTATCCTCACCCGCGGCCAGTACAGCCATGCCGAGATTGTGGTGCGCGAGCATCCGCAGGAATCGGTTTATACCTGCTACTCCGCTTCCATCCGCGATAAAGGCGTGCGCTGCAAAGTGATGCCGCTGCCGGCGGCTAAATGGGACTTGATTCCATTGCTCTCCACCCCGGAGGCACACGAGCAGCTGCAGCGGGTATGGACGGCCACCGAAGGGCAGGGCTACGACCTAATGGGCGCATTGGGTATCGCCTTCGGACTGCCGCAAAACCGCCGCCGCTGGTTCTGCAGCGAATGGTGTGCAACTGCCCTAGGGCTACCCGACAGCTGGCGCTGGTCGCCCAACGACCTCGCTGTTATCGTGCCTACACTATATAAGGAGGAGGCATGAAAATACCCGCCACAGGGGCGGGTATACGCAATAAGTAGGACGGCGGCGCGGCCGGTGTTTGCCCACCAAACCGCGCCAGCCACGCAGAGAGAGCCTGCATGACCCAAGGCCGCCACCTCTAGAGGCGGGCGGATTCTAACATACCGGTAATGTGGGAGCTGCAAAAATGCAATATCGTTGCAAAAACTGCAATAAGCTGTTGGCCAAAGGCGAGGGGCAATTGGAAATCAAATGCCCGCGCTGTAAAGCGGTCAACCAATTTGGTTCTTTAACAACCCGGAGTGCCTGTGAGCGCCAAACTTCAAGGAGTAAGCATCATGGGCAACATCAATCCCGTCAGTCCGCTTAGGGGCTGGCTGGGCGGCAAATACCGCCTGGCCGGTACCATCATTCCGTTAATCCCGTCAGACCACACCTGCTACGCCGAAGTGTTCGGCGGTGCGGCATGGGTGCTGTTCAAAAAACCGCCTTCCAAAGTGGAGGCCATCAACGACATCAATGCCGATGTCATCAATCTATATAGGTGTGTTCAAAACCACCTGCCCGAGCTGCTGCGGCAGGCGGAATACCTGCTGCCCAGCCGCGATGAGTATTGCCGACTACAGCATTGCAATCCCACCACCCTGACCGACATTCAGCGTGCGGTACGCTTCCTCTACCTGCACCGCATGGGTTTCGGCGGCAAGGTGGCCAAGTTTTGCTGCGCCGCCACCAGCACGCGCCCGCCCAAGTTCCGCGCCGACAGGTTGGCCGAGGAGCTGCAACACAGCCACCGACGACTGCAGGGGGTGATGCTGGAGCGGCTCAACTACGACGACTTCATCGCCCGCTACGACAAGCCCGGCACCTTCTTCTACATCGACCCGCCGTATTGGGACTGTGAGACGATGTACGGCAAAGGCATCTTTGCTAAGGATGACTTCGAACGGCTGGCCGGGCAGCTGCGCCACATCAAAGGGCGCTTCCTGCTGTCGATTAACGACGTGCCGGCCATTAGGGAGATCTTCGCCGGCTTCCAGTTTAAAGAGGTCAGCCTGCGCTACAGCATCAACAAAGAGGCCACCACCGAAGCTGACGAGCTTTTGATTGCCAACTACCCCATCAACGCAGAGCCGGCTTGA